CTGCGCAGTTTCGCGCGGATGCTCTCGATGATGTCACGGGCCAGTGACGGGTTTAGCGCGCCGTCAACGGACCACATCTGCGCCTCTGCCATCGTGTCCATCAGCACCTGTGCGGTGCGCGTGTAACACTCAAACTGAAAGAGCGCGTCATCACTGAGGCAGCGGGAACCCCAGAAGCGGAAGCCGTCTTTACGGATCAGCGTGGTGACGTCGTTCTGGTTCAGCAGGCCCGCATCAGTGGCCGGATCCTGCAGGTCCCAGAAGACGTCTTTTGAAATGCCGGTGACACCGTTTACACCGACGTTTGACAGGGATTTATGCCAGCCGGTCTGCTCGTCGATTTTGGCACGCAGGCCCAGCGCACGGGCGGTGGCGTAGGCCGTTGCGTCCGCCTTCAGCACGGTGTCAAAACTGATGAAGTCCGGCCAGATCAGCATCCCTTCGCGCTGGCTGAAGTTGCTGCGGTAGGCAATCGCCTCTTCAACGCTCTTGCAGCCATAAGCTGACAGGTAGGCGAAGCCGCGCAGGCTCTGCGCCACGCTCAGCAACTCGGTGGCAACTGCTTTTGTGTCGTGCCCTGGCACGCCCAGAATGCGGGGCTTTACGCCGCAGACGGACTGCGCGGCCAGCAGCGCTTTCATGCCGGTGCGCTGGCCGTCGGTCACACCGCCGATGATGTTGGCGGTGGTTTCCGCTTCGGTCTCACCCTGCGGCACGCGCACAACGATGGTGACGGGTTTCGACTGATCGGCGATGGCGTCCAGTGAGCGGGCCAGCGTACCGGATTCCCCGGCCTTACCGCTGGCGGTGAGCACGTCGGTTAACAGCACCGGGCGGTTAAGCGGGAATGTGGCCGCGTCGGCGTCGTCGCCGGTGCAGACCAGTCCGACAATCGCGGTGCTGACGGTGGTGATGGTTCGGGTGCCTTCGTTGATTTCCTCAATGCGCACGCCGTGGTGATAATCCTGTGCCATGTGGCGGTTCTCCTGTGAAGGGGTTCCGCTATGGTCAGGTCTCAGGGAAGGGAAATAATGCTGTTGTCATTGTGTGGCAGCTGGCACAACGGGCAAATTGTATTACCCGTTGTGAGCATTCAGAAAAGCCAGCGTCCCGCACGGGCTGACTCTGTAAACATTCTTATGGTCAGAGGCTTTTTATCCTGCTTCACGGGCGCGCGTGAGAACAGCGACGGAGTTTTCCAGGGGAAATAAGCGGCAGTGCTGAAGCCTGCTGGCTCTACGTTAAAGTCATGGAAAAATTTCTCCGCCATTTCTGCGATGTCATCCGCCTCATACTGCTCCTGAAGAATGTCATCGTCGCCGATTTCAATTTTCTTAAACAGGAGAGTCGTCACCAGCGGCAGCTCACGCAGAATGAAGTCGCGCACCGCATCAGGGGTTACTGTCATATTATTCACCAGATTTTATCCTCCGGGCGCACAATCAGGTTGTAGCGATGGACGGTGCGAAAACTGATTTGTGCGACATCTTTTGCCAGAATCACCCATCCGACAACGGGCACGGCCCTGCCCACAAACGCCCCCAGATTATTCACCCAGAAAATCTTCAGCCCGCGAAGGCTGAAGGATTTGGCGGTCAGGGTTGGCAGAATGCGGCGCCGGAATTTGTAGGACAGGTGCTTGCGGAAAAAGAGCGAAGCAACGGAAGTGCCGGGGGTTGCCGTAATAGGCTTGCCCGGTACGTCGATATTATTGTTGCCCAGGATGAGTGCCGTCACGGCCACAATATCCTGCACACCCAGCTGTTTTTGCGTCTCGTCAACCAGCACCCAGAAAAGCAGTTCCTGCGGAGTCAGATTCGGCAATTGGTTGAAATAATACGTACCATCCAGTTGCTCTGTTGTATCCATGCCTGCAAATCCCTTTCGTCAAATGGTTAACGGACTTTGACTTTACCACCTGAGTGACAGGTTGTTAATCCATTACCTGTTCGCCCATCAAGGGCTTATTTTATACAGGCTGTTCAGGCCAGATGATTTCCTCAGAGTCTTTTGTGTCTATCCGCATCAGCATGACGCGATATTTCTTCCAGGCGATAAGCTGGCTTGTTTCTTCATCCGTTGCTATACCCAGATCGCTCGCATCCTGCAGAGGTTGAATAGCCGTATCGGCTTCAGCCCTCAACCTGCTGCGCTTGTCTTCTGCCTGTCTGATAAGTTCATCTGCTGTCGGTAATGGCTGTTCAGTCAGGCATGGTCGCAGGTCAATACCGCAGGCAATCAGCTTTCCTTTTGCCTGTCCGGCAAGTAAATCAGCCCATGCCTGTTCGGTAATATAAATCGCATCATCGGGGATTTCCCGATTGATAACGGTATCGTAAAAGGCATTATTTGAAGGCGAATATTTTTTCATTTAAATTCCTAATGCTATCCACCAAATACCCTGTTGAGTGGTATCCGGGCCGGAGTTTGTAAGAGAAAAAGACGACTTATCGCGATACTGCACACCTACTGCGTATTCCCCTTTACTCGGAATCGAAGAGCCCTTATTAGCAATAAGTGAAAATCCGGCGTTAGGAAACGACACAGGAAGCGTAACTATCGTGGTTGACTGCTGTGCAAAGCTGCCACTCCCCCATTGCAGGATCAGGCCGTTCGGGAACTTGCAGTATCCGTTACCACTCTTCACGATTGAGAAGAAACTCATATCAGGCAGTTGGCCGGTTCCATTTCCGACCGTCTTTTTTGCTGCGTCGCCTAAACCGAGGTTTCTGAGAACGTCAGCAACCAGCCCGGCGTCCTTAATTTCTGCAAGGGCGCTTGCGACCTGCAGGTACTGGCTGTGTGGATTTTTAGCATCAGTGTGAGTTTTCATTACGCTGTCAGCATAGGCTTTCACCTCGATCACAGCATCATCAACATATTTACGCGTTGCCAGCACCACGGACGGGTCAATCTTAAGGGTGATGGCGTCGGTGCTGTTGATAATCAGGATCATGCGCACGGTCTGCGTGCGGCCACTGCCTTCCTGCAGTGCGGGTTTGTAGGTTTCCGGCGTGTTGCATACCGCGATCAGCGTGCCGTCGGCATCAAAGAGTCCCATTTCTCTGATCCAGAATCCTCCCGACGTTTCGGGGATCACCTGTTCGGCAATCATCTGGCTGGCGTTGGCCGGGTCAATGCTCAGCGTGTTGATGGCTGCGCGGCGCACCTCGTTAACCAGCTTTGCCTGGCTGGCGTTCGGTGTCGGCAGCGTGCCCCCGCCGTCACCCACGGCCATCTGTGTGATATTCAGTTTTGTGCCGAGTGCGGCAGCGTTGGCAATTTTTCCCGCGCCCAGGTTGGTTACGATTGCATAGTATTTTTGTGTCATGGTCCCACTTCCATCAGATCAATAACGTGAACCGCCGCGCCGCCATAAACTGCACCGCTGACGGAAATAAGTTCCGGGGTATACGGATAAATGGTCAGGTCATCACCGTCATAGCTGGCCGCCGCAATGCGTGTTTCTCCGCTGACCTGCAGGTTAATTGACATCCCCAGCAGGTGACGGCTGCAGGGCTTCGCATCGCTGATCAGCCGCTCAAGTTCCTGATAGGTTTCTTCAGTTATGCCCTGGTCCTGCACGCCGATGTCCAGCCGGAACGTGCCCGGCGGCTCATTGGTTTTCCACCATTCAATAACCCGGATCAGGAAGCCGAACGGCTCAACCACGCGACGGATGGCGCTGATGGTGCCTTTGTGCTGATGGATGTAAAACGCATCGCTCACCACCTGCCGTTTGACGCTCTCCATCCAGCTTTCGTCCCAGCGGTCCACTGAAAACGCCCAGGCCAGATAGGGCAGAAAGCCCGCCGGGCAGGTGGCCGGGTTCCATAAGTCGCGCAGCGGCACGCTCAGCCCGGAAATGCCGCTGCACGCCTGCGCTAAACGGCGCTCCAGCGCAGACGAGCCGGGCGGCATCAGGCTGCTGTTGCTCATGTCACCCCCTGATCGCCCGCCACGGAAATGTCCGTGCCGGTGCAGTAGCCCGCCTGTGTGCGGTCCATGATGATGTCCTGCGCCGGTTCGGTGATTTCCACCCAGTCCACACCGGCCACGCGCATCACCGACCCGTAGGACTCACGCCGCACGCTGCGGCCCAGCTTTTTCTGCTCGGTCAGGTAATCGGCCAGCTTCGTATTTGCCGCCTCAAGGCAGGGACCGGCGGCCACGCCGTCGAACAGGTGCAGCCTGGCCTTCACGCTGTAGCTGCGGATGGTCGCCCCCTGAACCGTCACGCGGTCGGCCACCGGGCGCACGCTGTCTGCGTTCAGCGCGGTGTCCACTGTAGTCAGCAAATCCGCTGCCGCCGTTCCGTCGCCCTCACGGCTCAGGACGGTGATCAGTACCGTCGCCGGTGACGGACTGATGGCGGACACGTCCTGCACCCGGCCATCGGCGCTTTTAGCGTGAAACTCATACGCGCCCGTCGGTCCGGCCACGCTCAGCCCCTCAAACGCCTCCGGCACGCGCACGCGTAGATCATCGTCCGATTCCATTACCGCATCCACCGGCGGCACCGCGTCGGGGTTCGCAGGGGTAACGGTCAGGCGCTGCACGTTGTTGCGGGCGGCCATCTGGTCCAGATCGCTGCCGATTGCGTAAGCTACCATTACCGCCTGCGCCGCCTCGTTAATGCGCTGGCGCAGCAGGATTTCCCGGTAGGTACTTTCCTGCAGGCATTTCACAATCGGATCGGACTCCAGCGCCAGCACGCGGCGCATGGCGGCCTGTGCATCCGCCGGATAAAGCGTAATCAGCGCCTCTTTGCGCTCTGCCAGTAGTGTTTCAAAGTCCGGCACCTCAATAATCTGCGGTGCGGGCAGCTGGGAAAGATCAATTACCGCCACTGTTTACCCCCGTTGAAACCGTCAGAGAAAGCGGTGAGCCGTCGGCGCGCTGGCCGCTCAGATCAACCTGCATAGAGCCGTCAAAGTCGCTGGTAAGGTTTACGGTGGTCAGCCTCACGCGAGGTTCCCAGCGGCTGATGGCGACATAAACCGCCGCCATTACCTGCAGGCGGATCACGTCGTTCTGTGGCTGGTCAATCAGCACCGACAGCAGCGAACCGTAGTCACGCCGGGCGATGCGGCTGCCTTGCGGGGTGATGAGGATGTCGCGCACGCTCTGCCGGATGTGATCGATGTCGGTAATGGCTTCGCCGGTGTCGCGGTTCATGCCGAGATACATCACTGCGGGCCTCCTGACATATCGCCGCCACTCTTAACTTTGTTGTGTAAGTGCTTATCAGCAATTACGCCGTTAGAACTCATTGAACCGCCGCCGTGTGTCACTTCGCCGTTCATCGTGGTGTCACCGTTGATCCGTGTCTGTCGGGTCTCTATTGCCAGCGCATCGGTGATCAGCTGAATGCCGTCCGCCGCTTCAATGCGCACACTTTTGATGTTTTTTATCAGCAACTGGCCCGTTTCCGGCTCGTACTGAAACCAGCCACCGTCCTTAAACACGGTGGTGGAGCCGTCTTCTGAATAGTCGGGCGGAGGGAAGGCTTCGGAATAAATGGCGGGCAGAGCAAAAGCGGTTTCAAGGTTGCCGCCCAGGCTCAGCAGCACAATCTGCTCCCCGACGGTGGGTTTCCACCATGTGCGGGTGCTACCAGCGCGCAGGGTATCCAGGCGGGTGATCAGCAGCGCATTCGCCGGGAAGTACGGCGCACGGACCGCCTGCAGGCCGCCGATGCGCTTCTGGCTGATGATCAGATCAGCGGCCAGCGCTTCGGTATTGGGCTGGCTCTGATTGCCCAGTGGGAAATACTTATCAGCCAGCAGCTGGCGTCCGCAGATCACCACCAGTTCGGTGTCGTCCTGGTACTGCACGCCGATTTTTTCCGACACCGCGCCCATCACCACGGCGTCCAGGTTACGGAACAGGCCGCTTTTGCCCACGGTGATTTTGTCCGACACCACCTTGCCGTCGTCACCGATGTGCTGACCCAGCACCTGCGCCGGTTTTTCCTGGCGGATTTTTTCCAGCCAGCCGATATTCACGTCCTGCAGCAGCGGGTTCTGCACGCGGTTGGAGGTCTTCTCACGCTTCAGGCCGTTGAAGCC